AGTCTGAACACCTTTGGCGTCCCAATAAATTTTCAAATAAGAAGTACCACAGACACAAGCCCATCGAACTCTTTCTTTGAGCTGCGTTTCACGACTAAACTTCCTATTGAAGTGATTGCAGATGATATTGGCTTCATCGGATGCATACCTATCGGTCTCCGTATCCGATAGAGGAATTGCATATGCATCTGGAGAAACCTGCGTAAGTTTTCCAACTACGCCATCAATCAAAGGACGCATCTTTTGAATGGTGATGTATCGGTTGGGTTCGGTAGGATTCTGAAGCTGAATGAGATTGCGAGTTTGACTTGCAATGCGAAGCCATTGTCGTCCTTCAAAGAACGCGGTGGACAATGCCCATTCAAGTTCCATCTCTTGTCGTGCGCGATAGGCAAGATCAAACTGATCGCGTACAAATCGCACTATGCGTCGTTCCTCTTCCACATCCATTTCTGGTGTTTGTTTCCAGTCTTGGGAATTGTGGTCGAGAGTAAGATCTTCATCATTTACAAGATCAACGTTCTTCGTTTGAAACGAACCCGGCGTTCCATTATTTTGTGGCGCATTCAAGGCGGTCATGCGTGGCCGTGTGCGTTCGGCCATCTTCATTGCGGCAGCATTCAAAATATCCGCTAGTGCCATCACAACCACCTCTTATCGGAAGTATTTTTACGTTTCGGGTTCGGCATAATAATTAGATGCCAATAGAGTAGCAACAAAACAACAAATTGTCCTGCGGAAATAGCAACCAATAACAACATAATTGTTTGTTCAAATGTCAAAGCCATTCCCGTTTCCTATCTTCATTTAACCAAGATGGTTTGTTGGATTGCTTGACATCAATCTCTGGGCAAGCAACAGGATATTCCCGCCACATCATTCCGTAGCGAAACGAGTCTATGGCGTGATCGTTTTTCGTGCCGCGATCAATCTCTTCAGGATCACGAGGATCGGCCATTGTTTTGGAAAGTTCACGAATTAGATTCTGGCATTTCCTAGCTATGACAAGTTTTGGTTTTGGTTTTCCATCCACCATTCGTGTGGCAACCAGCCATTCCTTCAGGCGACGCCAACCAGCTTTACGGTCCTTGACTGCGCGTACTGCAGGAAGGCCACGCTCCCACCAAATTTCCACAGGATATTCACCAATACGTTGCCTGACATCTTCGGGAGGAAATGTATTGGCCCAGTCAAACGCAATCGCTTCCAATCGTGTATTCCATTTTGCATCTGGAAACCTACGATCAGAAGGTTCCGCAGCACCATGTATCTGCAAGCAGTTCAATGCAAGTTGTGCTTGGCTGGATGACACATGACCTTTTTCATAGACTTCATCAATGACATAGATGTTTTCTTTTTCATCTGATGCGTACAGTATGAACGAACATGGTGCGCCTGTACCAAAGTCGTGACTTGCCCACATACGCCACCACGGTTGAATCTGTATGGAATCAACAACGTGCCAAGGCTCGCCATCCAATCCGTATTCCCTAAAGTCTGGGAAGAACAGACCACCTACACCGACTTCATGTTGGCATTCACGAAGGAACGAGATAAGCCCATAGTCATCAATCTCGCGCTGGCAGACTTCGATGGATTTATGCGACCACGATGGTGTTCCACCTGTGATCTTGTATCCGACTCGTCCATCATCTTTTTCATCCGTCGTATATGTCAGATTCTTGATGGCAGGAACAATCGGAGATTGAACGCGGCTTTGAAGCATATCAACTTCACCGCTTAGAACCTTGGACATCACGCTATTCGCGTGAATCCTATTCTGCACAAATACAATTGCACAATCGGTTGACTTCGCAGGAAGAATCGTTTGCGTGATTGTTGAAATCTTTTTATCAACACGACTCACGCTATCATCAAGTTCATCAATATCGTCGAAGATGATGAAGTCGGGCCGAAGAAAATCAAGCTTGACACCACGCGCGCCAGTATCAAGTCCGAATGCAAGAACGTTGAATCCGTTTTCCGTTCTCAACTTGGATGCATTCCACCCTTTCGAGAACCCATATTTGTTGACAGCACGTTCAATACCACACCGTTCCATTGTCGTAGCAATGTCTTGAACGTGCCTGTCTGCCATCTCTTGTGTGGCACAGACATATAGAAGGAATCGTTTGGTTGCTTTGACTGCAATGCGACTGGCAATCAATTCCATTGTCGTTGATTTGCCACCACCACGAAACCAGCATTCGATCAAGGCCGGTGGAGGATTGCCATCAACAATTGATTCGGCCCATTCCCATGCTCGAATATGATGTTCCGCAAGTGGGCTGGATGCAGCGTGTGGAGCATAGGTGCGAAGCCATGATTTGTATTCGAGTTCGCTGCCTTCGATTGGGTATGCCCTGCCTTTGTCAAAATCCCCAATCTTTATGATTGTGTCAAACTCATCTTCCATAGCTTCAAGCAAGGCTACGGACAATGGTTTGTCTGGGCGTATGAACTTCTTGAGATTACGAGGAGTGACTCGCGTATTTACAGTACTACGTTGTTTCATCAACTACCTCAGCATCAATAACATTATTATCAATATCTTGTTGATAAACTTTAAGTAGACGCGCTACGCCATTTTTAATTGCTGTTAGTTCATCGGCATTTCGTACAGACTGTTTCACAATTCCTACTACCTGCATAACCAATGAATACGCTTGATCTACTTCAAGTGTATACGCTTTGGCGTGTGCAACTCGTTGTTCCGCTTCGACCAGTTGCACACGCTTGGAAATAAGATCAACGACCTCATCCGTTGATTTGGCCTCATCTCCACCTTGGGAGAATATCTCTCCCATCTTCTTGAATGATGCATCAAATGATTCGGTATCGGATGCGCGATAGGCTTTGTTTGCTGCGGAGTAAAGCCCTCGCAATTCCTTGAATACCTCAATGCCAAATCCAGATGCGGCAGCTTCCGCACGACGGTCAATTAGTGCGGTCATGTATGCCGCATCATCGCGTAGAGAAAACAGTTCTGGATCATCCCTGTAATCATCAATACGACTAAGCAATTCGCTCCCAATGGTTGCAAATCGTTTACGATTAAGGGATGCAAGGCCGTGTTTGAAGTTGCCTGTATCTGGTCCTATTGCAGTCAACCCGCCATGCTTTGCACAGAATCTTCGACCTTTGACGGGTCTCATTTTGCATTGCCGACCATTGACGGTTGCATTGCATTTTGTTTCAACGATAACCAGATCTTGTGTTTCCATGCTTGTATACTGTCAATATGACTGACGTTTCTGACAGCAAACTATACAGCCATTATCGGTCGAGTCACATTGATGCTTTGCTTGTTTCCGAAGCATGGTGTTCTTCCATACCGATCTTCAATGTATTGAAGTATCTTCAACGCGCAGGACATAAGTCAACGGATTCGCAATTCTCCGATATGTTGAAAGCGGTCTGGTACTTGGTGTACGAGACCGCTTCCGAGTTCATGCCTGTTGATCATCGCCGTTTGCTGGCTGATGGAATTGTTACTGATCTTCGTCGTGCGATTGAAGATTACTCGTATCCCACGGCGACTGACGCAAAGCAGGATTCATCAGATTCCCAATCCGCGTCGAACTTCCCATCTGACCAAGTACGCGATTCGCTTGTAGGATCTGTCCCATTCGATTGAATGGAATACGCTGTTCCTGCGGTTGCGTATTCTGAACAGGCTGTTTTGCTGGCCGTGCCATTACTTCTTCTTGAAGGGCATCGGCTTGCCCTTGCCCTTGCCCTTGCCCTTTGCAGGAGGAGGCATCGGCATACCCTTCTTCTCAACACCCATCAGTTCGGACATGGAAGGCTTACCGCCCTGCATAGCCATGTCACCCTTCGGATACGGCATACCCATCGGCATTTCACTTACCTCGTTTCTTCTTGACCGCAGCCGCGCCTTCGGACATTCCGATTGCGATGGCTTGCTTTCGATTCGTCACCTTTTGACCAGACGACGACTTCAAGGTTCCAGCCTTGAATTCATGCATAACCTTCTGCATCTTGCCTTGCTTGATGCCCATCAACTTGGAAAGCATTACTTCCTCCCAGACTTGACGATCAAAGAACCAAGCCCTACATAGCTAGGTTCTTGAGCCTTGCCGTTTTCTTCCGAATCGTCTTCGGTTTCACCCGGCTCTTCCACTTCCACCTTGGAGTGTTCCTTGGTTTCCATCTTGAGGAGTTCGCGAATGGTGGGCTTCTTCTTCAATCCATGTTCGGCAGTCTCCATTGACTGCATCTCAGCAAGACTAGGCTTTTTCCTAAGCCCATGCTCTCCCTTTTCCAGCAACTGTACAGCCGCAACGGAAAGGGAATTGATATGTTTATTCATTCGATTGATCATTGTCAGCAGTTCCAAGCCCTAAGACTTTTGCGAAGGCGCGAATCTGGATCTTTGGCAGCGTTGGGGAACTGTTTCGCCAT